TTTTAGATGTCCAATTCTCTGGAACTTCATTAGCTATAATAATTTCAGATATATTTTCTGCACTTTCTTTTTGTTGATTGCTTAATTTTTTAACATTAAACTTTTTTCTAACAGCAGATTTAACTTCTTCTTCTAGATTTTGAGATGCTAAAATATTATCTTTAATTTTAACAACCGAGAATGAAGCTTTTGTGCCAATTGGTTTTACATTTTTTGTAGATTGAGGTACTCCAGTAGAGCCAGATGGTCTTCCAGCCTGACCAGCTGCGCTTCCACCAATTAGTGGTTGATATAAACCTTCATCTCTTAATTCTTTGAATTTTCTTTGAGATTGTACGGACTCTTCTTGAGTTGGCAATCTTCCAGTATCGATTGCAGCCAATCCTTCTTCTGCAGTTAATACTCCTAACTCAACTAGTCTATTATAGATTCTAGAATATTGAACGTCATCTTTGATATCAATATCTTGAAATGTTGGAGTTGGAAAATTCTTAAAACCAATATCTTTGCTCATTCTTCTAATTTCTGGAATTAAGAATTCATTAATAAAGACTTCTCTGGCTTGCTTTAATCTTTGAACAAATACTTGAACTTTAATACTTGTGTTTGCAAATTTTTCATTACCAATAAGAATATTATTTAATCCAATTTGAATATCGCGGTCTACTACTTCATACTTTTCTGGCCCAATTAAATTACCAATATCTGGAATAACGAATTGTGCTTTTGTTGTATAATCAGCAATAAGAACTCTTCCGATGCTTTGGTTTTCAAATAATTGTTGCATCGCTTGAAGATTCTTTTGATTTACTCCACCTTTATCAGGAGTATCTCCCATCGTAACTAATAAAACTGCTTGTTGCATTGTTCTTGTTACTGCCATGTCCATTTTCTTCATTTCAAGTTTCCAATTGATATCATCAAGAACTGGAAAACCCATTGGAATAGAAAGTGGCTCGTAATCTTGTTTTTTATAAAATACTGCTGCGAGTTTAGTCTTGTCTAGTGGAACAAGAATATAAGAATTATTTTTATTTTTAATTTTATCTTTAACATCTTGAGGAAGATTATTGTAAACTTCAATATCTTCATCTGTTTTTGGATCTCTTAATCTTTCTAATTCATAATCACTCAATAATTTATAATAAACATTAAAAGCATAATTAACCGTTCCACCAACATAGATATCTGCTGGGTTAACTATTGTGTATCTTGCTGGAAGTTTAACTGAACCATCTTGAGCAATTGATTTTAATTTAGAACCAAAAGTTTGTGTTATTTTTAAAAGTTGTTCGCTAGTTAAAGATGTGTCAAATCTATAAGTGAATACGTTTCCACTTCTATAATACTCTCTAAAGAATTGATCTTGGAAACTTGCTAGATTGATTTTCTTAAAATATGCTTCAAAAAATTCTCTTGATTTTTGACTTCCACCAGTTAAGTAAATTGGACTATCAGAAAATTCTGTCATTAAATCGATTGTGTTTCTGAAAATAGCTACATTATAATAAGCTTTTTGACATAAAATAATAGCATCTCTAACATCTAAAGTGGAAAGATTTTTAACATAATTAGAATATCTAAAAGGAATAATACCTGTATCAATATTGGTGAATCTACTAGTTCTTTCTATATCTGCTGCAGCATTTCTACGCATACCAGTTGAAGCCCTAATCTCTGCTATCTTTGCTCTTTTCTTGTCGGATGCATCAGTTCCATATACCATAAGTGGTGTTACTTGATCTTCTGACTGTGGCAATACTATTGACGCTTTGGTTTCTTCAATTTTTTTAGTTTTTTTGCTCATATATTTCTAAATATTACACTTATTTTATCATTATTGGGGTGAAAGTCTGAGATATGTCTTCTTTTGGCGCGTTCATTATATCATAATAGCACTTTAAACCCCAATTTCCTAATAAAAGTGCAGAATAATTATCTTTTCTGGCTTTATTCGATGAGCTACTTCTTTTCAAGTGTTGAGGTAAATCGAAGGATTGAGTGCCTCTAGCTGTAGATGAGTGTTCTACTAGAGTACATTGTTTTTTAGTTTGATAGATAAAGTCGTCTTGATTTTCAATAAAGTCTAGAGTAGACCAGTCTTTCTTTTCTTCTGTTTTCATTAACTCCAATGGAATACTTTGACCGAATACGGTTTCAAAGAAATTATCGTTAGCGCAAGTTTTACTAGCAAACCATATCTTTTTATAATCAATAGAAGCTTGCAGATGTTCGTTAGCCTTACGAATAAAATTGCTTGTAAAGACTTGATTAAAAGCTATTTTCTTTGATTCTAAATTATAGCTATTTCTAACTTTACGAACTTCTTGCTCATAATCCACGCCTTCTAAATCAGAATTAAATTCAAAAGTATTGATTACTAGATTATTACTTTTAAACAATTCGGATTGATTACAAGCAGAAAGAAATATATCTGCTCCAGCATTATCCAAAATCATAAATACAATATTAAAATTAGTCATAAGATAATAAAAGTAATTAACGTGATTTTTTAAGTTTCCTAATCCAGCGTAAGTGTGAACTAATGTACCAGTTTTTGTCTCTTCATCAATCTCCATTACTGCCATAGCAAAATAATCTGCATTAGGACTATCACTCATATTAGGGTCAATGCCAAGAATATATTTTTTTCCAGAAGTTCCTTTCATTAAAGTGTGAGGAGCTTGACCATTTGGTATAGTGCAATCTTCCATCTTTTTTGCGCTAAAGTAACTATCACTACCATCAATAAATCTTGCACAATATTCTCTCAAAAAACTACTGTGACTTGATCCTCCATTTTGAGCTTCTTCAATGATGGTTTTATCAATCATCTCTAATGGCAAAGCTTCATAACTTAATTGAGATACAAAATAAGATGCTTCTGTGTTTTCTTTTGAATAGATTTTTTCTATCCATTCATTATATGTTTTATAAAGATTTTCAAATGTATAACTTGCAGAGGAAAGAGCTATCATTTTGCTATTATTTTCAAAAACCATTCTATCTTCTTCTTTCATTGCTCCTTCTCTAATTAAAGTGTCTTCCATTTCTCTAATTTCCATTCGTTCTTTCATGTTCTGTGGTGCAACTAAGAATGGCATCAATACAGTTTTAACAATATCTTCTGATAGCAAAAGAAACTCGTCAAGCACTAATACGTTAGCACGAAATCCTCGAATCTTTTCTCCACTTAAAGGAATAGCTACTATACTTCCGCCATTAATTGACCATTCGTATTGATCATTTCTTTTACTTTTTGAACCAAAAGCTTGTTGAAGAAGTTCTGCGCCTTTGCTATTTACGATCTTCTCTAGATTATTAAATATGAATCTAGCTGTTCTGAAGGTTGGTCCTGCAATTAGAATTTTAGTATTAGGTTCAAAAACGCATTGAAGAAAACAAAATACGCTTGCTATAAAACTTTTACCACAGCCTCGACCAAATACGCACATACTAAAGTTTCTATTTAATAAACCCTTAAGATGAATCTCTTGATATGGCGCTAACTTAATTCCACTTATAAGTTCAGTAGTAAAGCCTAAATTAGCTCTTAAAAATTTAGCAAGAGAAATTTTAGCATCTTTATCGTTAAGAATACCTTTAAGATTCATTAATTCTGTATTAATATCTGGATAATCTTTTTTATATTTATCTGGAGAGTATATCATAATAGTTTTAGATCATAAGCTAACTGAAGATCTATTTGTCTGTAAAAACAATTTGATGTAAAAATAGATTCAATTACCTTTGTCATCTCCCCTCTTCCATCCACAAAAAGAAATTGTAGATTATCATAATTTTGTAATAACTCTCTAACATTATGAAATATATATTCTGGAGTTGCTTTAATCTTTTTGCTAATATGCGGAAGATATTGAAAGCTAAGTGCGTTAGATAGTTTTTCTTCAACTACAACAATCAAATATGCTCCACTTTTCTTTGCTCGATCTATTTCATTTTTAAATCTATCAAAGTTTTTAACGCTCAATGTACTGATGAAATCGCTTAAACTTTTTCTTTCTATAAAACATTTGCAATTATCGTTACTACAAGAATAATCTCCAAATGGTAAAGTCTTTATCTCAAACTTTGTGTCAAATTTCAACCAGCTTTGTTCTCTTGTATCAACATATATTATTGATTTCTTATTTAATTTGTTTTTAAATTGATCTGTTATATTATTTGGGTGGATGAATCTATTTTCTAGTCCTAAAGTTGAGCAAACATCATAATAATCATCAAATATTTTGTTGTAAAAAAGTATAGATGGCGCCATAATTGTTCTTAACTCTACTTGAGAAGGACTATAAGTTAAATTTTTATCATCTTTTCTTTTAGATAATAGTTGCTTGCAATATTCTTGAGCTTTTTCAATTGGCTGTTGCTTTAGCCATTTTTTCATATTATTCTTATCGTTAAAATCGCTATTTAAATATTGCTCTTTGGTCTTAAAATTAATAAGTTCATTTGTTAATAAGTCTCTTCTTTCAAAGTATGTTTGGTAATATTTAACTTTATTCAGACCATAACCCTTGAGCGACATGTGCAATGCCTTCTCACTTGGAAACTCTTTTCCATCTACTTTGCATATAACTGACATAAATTTATCCGTTTAAAATATCGTCTTCTGATATTCCAAGTATTCTAGCTTTTAATTCATCCATTGTGCCTAGTCGCTCGATTTCTTTTTTGATGCTATTTTTTCTAAGTTCTGCTATTTTTAATAATTTTTGCCTTGACTCTTCTTGCTTCCACATTTCAACAAGATTCAAGATGCTGGCATTTTCTTTAACTTGCTTGCTAAGTCTTTCGCTTCTTTTAACTTTAAGATCTTGTAATAGTTTTTGTTGACGATTAACGCAATCATTATACTCTTTTCTTGCTGTACTGCTAGCTTCTACTACTGCCATTGGGATTTTACCATCTTCTTGAGTTGCTATATCTATTTGATCTTGTAGCGCTGTAATTGTTTGTTGAATACTAGATGATATTACTACTTCTGTAGCTAATACGATATATTGATCTACTTCTTCTTGAGTTAAATCGCTTTTATCATAAGTATATCTAACAAAACTACTTTCAAAAAGATCTCTATCATTTTCATCGCTATAAAGATTAATTTGATGAGTAAATCTATAAGTATTCATATAACCAATCAAAGAATTTACTTCTTTCTTTTGTCTTGGGGTAATTTTTTCTTTATCAATTCCATCTAATATATATTTATTAATTTTAACAATCATTCTTTCTTCGCTTCGTGGAGCTTTATAAACTTCTGTAGCAGCATTTTCATTTACATCATTAAGATATTTAATATTGCTAGGTATAGTTTTCATGTAATCAAGAACGCTTCTTGTTTCTTGGCAAAGATTTGTTAATGATTCGTTTTTAAATAAAATTTTAGCTATCTCAAGTCCTGTCATAGTAGCGCAGTTATTGCTAATATATTCTTTTTGATCTTCTGTTAGTTCAATAAGACCTTTAGCTTGATATTCGTGACTCTTTCGAGGTTTAATTTGTCTTGCTGCAAGAAATTGTTTTACAGCTTTGCCTTCTTTACTCCTGCCGTCAAGATCATCTCTTCCAAAAGCTAATTTAACTAATTCAGTTAATGAAGGTGGATTGTCTGCGCGATTATTCCATTCGTTTAGTAGGTTTAATTGCTGTTCTTCTGTAAGTTCTGGTAAGTTTTCACTCATGTTAATGAATATCTATATCTCCATTATATAAATACTTCTTGACTTTAATCATAATAGACTTTTTAAGATTTTTAACTTGCTTATATCCAATCTTTCTATTCTTTTCTGTAGTCTTATATCCCATTAGTTTTGCTGATTCTTCTTCAGACTTATGTTTGATATAATATAGTTCATAAAATTTCCATTCAATAGGTTTAAGCACTTGTTGCATTTTTGAATGAATATTTTTTGCAGTTTTTTCAATATCAATCTCATCTTCGATAATGTTATGGACTTCTTGAGTATGATTCTCTAATGCTACTGGCAATTTTATGTCATGCGCGGATTTTTTACTCTTTTCCCACTTTGCGTATAATGGACATTTACTACATTGAGATGCATAAATTGTACAACCATCTTCTTGTTCGGCTGCTGCACACCTTAAACATGGTCTAGAATAATTACCATAATTATTTCTTATTAGATTTTTAATTTGATTACTTACAATACGATTAACCCATGGAGCAAGAGGTTTTTTTGGGTCATATAAATTCCACTTTTTATAAATATGTATTCTTAATATTTGAGAAACATCACTAAAATCCATCCAAGCCAAAGTTGTTAAATTCCATTTGTGTCTTCTTTTATTAATCTCTTGATTTATCTCCGAAATTTTATCTTCGAAGCTTAGTTTAGAAGACTTCATTGAGAATTTTTTGATCTTTTAATTGTTCCTGCTTCTTTTGCAAAATCTTCTAATACTTGTTTCTTAGAGTTTTTTTTACCTTTAATTTTTTCTCTAGGTTTTTTTTCTCCTGGAGAGCTTGTGCCTAAAAGTTCTCCAAGTTTTATTCCTTTAGCTTTTAGGTTATTGTCGGACTCTACATCTATTTGAATTTGAGAAATATTTGGAACATTAACATCATCTGTTTCATTATCAATTTCATAATCCAGATTATTAGCAGCTACTGGATTAATAGTTCTTTTTTCTGCGATTGGTTTAGTAGTAACTTTATTAATTTGAACTTTATCGAAAGAATTACCACAATTTGAACAAAAAATTGGTTTTTTAACCGAATATTCTGTGGGGGAACCGCAAGAAGTACAATATCTTTTCATTAACAGTATTATACCATTAATTTTGAATTTAATCTAAATAAATTAAATTAACCTTACCTCTCTTATCTATTACAACATAACTAGCTTTTTCTTCACAAAAACTTCCAGTATTAATATATTCAAATTTATCATATTCATGCTCAGGTTTATGGCTATGACCACAAATAATTGAATCCTTGTTATTAAATTGGCAGTATTTAATAGCATTTCCCTTTATATTAGATGTTTTTTCGCCTAATGATTCAGTTTTCTTTCTTAATAATTTAAAAAAATTATCTGCAAATGGAGTATAGTGTCTAATAATATAATATAAATTAATTATAAATTCTGTGATACTTTTATATTTACTAAAATATATATCAAATATATCACCATGAACTGCTATAAACTTCTTATCTTTTATCTCAAATTCATATTCATCTCTACAATCAAAACCCAAGAGAATACTCATGAATTCTGCTTTAAGAAAACAATGATTGCCAATTAAATATATAATTTTGCTTCTTTTGCTTAATTTTCTTAATTTAGATAATACTTTCCAATGAGTTTTGTTGAGTCTATTTAAGTTGTGATGATCAAATAAATCGCCAACAATTAATATTGTTTTTGCTTTTTCTTTTTTTAAGACTTTTAATAATTGACTAGCTTGACAATCTTTATCGCCAAGATGAATATCTGAAATTGCTAGTACTTCGTGCATCCTAATATTTTAGGATAATTTATCTTGCTTCATTGGCTAAACCAATGTTAGTAGATATTTTAATTGATTGAGTGAACCAAGAATCTCATCTCTAATGTTTAATAGATCTGAATCTTTAGAAGCATCGAGCATACTAGATAAACCAATCATGAAATTGATATAAGAATCTGTTAGTGCTAAGAAATTTGCATCTTTATAATTTGCAAGAATAAGATTAAACGAACCAGCAGCAATTACTCTGCCATATTTACCCATGTATGTTTCGATAAATTCATCAATGTGACCAGAAAGACTACTTACGATTTCATCAAATGATTTGTGTTGTGAAAATGACATTGTTTGCCAATGTAAAATTTTATATTGATTTTGCATTTGCATTAAGGTAGTTTGAATGACTTCACCTTTACCATCGGCTTCAGCTTTAATTTCTTCTGCCTTAGTTTCTTCTATTTTAATCTCTGCTTTAACTTCTGGTGAAGGAGCGATTGCTACTGTATTATTTGCTTCCTCAACCTTAACTTCAGTTTTTGGGGTTTCTTCTGTTTTATTCATCTTTTTGATATCTTCTGAAAAATCCACTTCAATTTCGTTTGCTTTAGCTTTCTTTTTAGGATTGGTATAAGTGTTTAAGCAAATTGCTACTTGTTGCTTGTTTTCCATTTTAGGATTATCTTTATTAACTTTATGCATGCAACGACCCATGTAGTCGCTTTGTTTCTCGTTATCCTTTGGTTGAGGTATAGGCATATATAGCATTACACATAATTTAATATAAGTGTAAGAAAGAATATGACCTTTTCTACTGGATTAATTTGCTTTGGTATTTTTGTTTATATATTTTATCTTATTGAAAGATTAAAGTAATATTATTTAATTTTAACAAGGGTCGCAACCACCATTAAATGTAACATAATCATTTCCCGCCACATGATTAACAGTTTTTAGTTGACCACCATATGATATAAAATATCCACCATCATTAAGGGCGGTCAATCCACTTCCTGTAAAGATATTTGATTCACAGAATGTAGGTCCATCACCAACTACAACAACGGGTAAATTTTGGCCACATGCTGTAGCCGAATCTTCGCCCCAGTATATTGTATCAGAAAATGTTGCTGATGATTTTTTAATTTTAAATACTGTAGGTATATTTCTATAAATATTTATTACTTGTTCTTGTGATAATTCAATATCCCAAATGCCAACTTCATCTATAACTGCATCTATTGGATAACCAGCTGGTCCATCAATATAAAAATTAGATAAAGAAAAATTAGTCCAACTACTATCAAAAGAAGGATCATAAACAACAGAACCAATTAAATTTCCATCAATATATAATTTTGCGCCATTAGGAGTAACTGTAATAACAGTATGATACCAAGTATTTAAATCTGGAATAAAACCACTAAATATATCCTCCATACCATCATTATAAAATATAAATTCATTAGTAGAGTTGAGTATGTATAAACTCATGAAGTGATTTCCACTTGTTCCACATCCCCAAATACCTTTTTCGTTATTAGGATTATAAGAATTTAATTTAACCCAACAAGCTATAGAAAAAGTAGAACCAACTGAAATACTTGAGTTTGTTAAAAATTTATTAGATGTTCCATTAAAATTCGCAGCATTTCCTATTTTACCAATTGTATTTGGAACAGAACCATCTCCTTCAGATAAAGTATAAGCATTATTTGTTGCATCTATTCTATTTCCATAGTTTTCTTCTAGATGCCAAAATGCAATTGGATTATATAGTAATTCTCCTGTTCCTCCTTTTTTAATTATTAAGCTCATATTATTTTATACAATATAAAAATCAAATTGAATTCCATCAAATCCTTCTGAAACGCTTCCATCTTTACTATATGAAATTGTAATTATATCATCAATATTTACATTTATATTTCCATTTGATTGGATATATCCAGATTGTTCTGGAAAAATAGTATTACCATTAACATTTGCAGCAGCGTAATCATAACCGCTTTCAGATTGTAATTCGAAATTATAATATAATACTCCTGCTTTTTTGATTTTAAATGTTACTGACCAGTTTCCACCATCTTGTCCTCCTCCAGATAAACCTCCAACAAAATGACTTATACTTAATCCATCTCCAGAATATGTTAATGGATTTCCAATTCCAGAATCATATAAAATAACTGCATTAGGATTTGGCAAAACAAATATTGGAACAGTTGTATATCCTGGGCAATTATTAGTAATATAATTACCTAATTGCCAATTATCTGATGGAAATTTATCAGTATTATTATAACTATTTGTGAAGTATATATCATCTGAATCTCTGACTTGATAAAATCCATTGCCACCGTATTCTTCTGGAGTTAATGGAGTAGTTATAAAATAACTAGTGCTATCTGTTGGTCTATATCTAAAATTTGGCGCACCTAAATAAATCCATGTTCTATTAAATATTGAAAAATTACAACTAGGATTGGGGTCGGATGGTAAATTACTAACTAATAATGGTACTCCAAAAAATACAAATTTAGGTTGAGCAGGAAAATCTCTTTTAACTATAAAAACCATAAATTATATTACACTAGTGTTTTAGATAGTTTTTTATATCTTTTATTAGTTTTTTTCTATTATTTCTTTCTAAAACTGTTATAAATGTAGCTAATGATATTGGAAAAAATATCCTAAGAAAGAATTGAAGGTGATCTTCCTTACTTAATAAATCAAAGTAATTAATATAAAGGTCACTTAGCCCCCAAAACGTAAAAAGTATCGCAGGAATGAAAGTGATAAAAAAGAACTTATCATAAGATTTTAAATCTTTCCACCAATTTTTAATTTTAATTAACATACATAAGCTTACACATCTTATCTTCCAAGAGGTGGACCAAGATCAGTTCCTATTGGAGTAGCTTGTAATGGATTAGGTGACGAAGTTACAGGTGGCACAAGATTTGGATTTAGTAAAGGATTAAATTGAGGATTAAATTGTTGTGAACCAGATATTGCTCCTGCTCCACTACCTACTGATGCAGGACTAGCTGATGCTTCAGAACCAGCAGCTGTATCAATATCAGGAACACTAGCTGTACTTGTTCTATTCGCTACTATATCATTTATTTCGCTAGCGAAAGATATGCCTTGTGCTTTTGCAGTTTCTTGTGCGTTAGCAACACCTTTAATAAGAGCATCATTAGCAAGTGGCGCTAATCCTTTCTCATTAAATAAAGGCGATGAAGATGTTAGATCTTTTACATCAACAGATTGTGGAGCTGAAGATGTCATTCCATTTGGTGTTGCAGAGATTCCTTCGCCAGATTGTAATGTCATTGATTTACCATTTTTATCTGTGACAATAACTCCAGTAGTCGTTTCAGCAACAGCAATATGAGTTGCATCATCTTTTACATCAAACACTACAGTACTACCATTAACTGCAGCTGTAACACTTCCTGTTGTTACGGTTATAGTTTCTGTTTCTGGATCTTTTGAAACAAGAAATGTTCCTTTATCGCATTTAACTAATCTGTCTTGTTTTGTAAATGAAAATAAAGCATTTGCGCCTATGCGGGTTATTGATTTATCATCTAATGATAATTCGACCATACTCTGCTCACCAGTTCCAACTTGAGTATCTGATTCTATTTTATCATTTAAAACTGCTGAAACTTTGTTTGTGTTTTGAACTGTATATACGTTATTTTTTAAAAATGATACAAATGATGCAGAAGCACTATGAGTTGATAATGCTAATATAGCTAGATAAATTAATGTTCTCATAATCTATTAGACAGCTGAAGTTAAGATTCATTAGATTTAATTTGTGCATAAATTTGCTTTTAATCTTATTCGTTTTCTCATATAACCTATGCATATATAATGTTCATTTGTGTCTATAACTGGTTTTGGTTTTGGTTGTAAGCTTAATATCCAAGGCTGACTATTCTCGCCTATTGGTTCTGCTTTACATATAAAAGATGAGCCTTCATCAACTGGCACATATTCAAAATCAAGACCAAGATTATATTGCTTTATAGGTCCAACATTTTTTGTGTAGAAAAATGCACAAATAGCACCTATCGGAAACAACATAAAATAAAATAAGACCTCCAATCTTATAAATGACTTCACTTTTGGACTTGACCAGATGCGGTTTGTATATCTAAATTATTTTTAGTTTGTTTAGCCACAATTGATCCTATCATAGTTAATATTAAAATGCAAGCAAAAACTAATCCATAATGTGTCTTTTCTTGTGCTTTCTTTTGGGCTCTGTATTGATTAAAATTACTTATAAAGTCTTCTGTATCTCTTTTGGATGGAAGACTCTTTTCATAATTATCTAATAATAGGTTTCTCAATTGATTATCCATTTCTTTTATTTATTCTACGACAAGCAAGCAAAGAAATCAAACCTAATCCAAACATTTGGAGGGCTGATGGTTCTGGAACATTAGCTACAACGTTAACTAATCCATCTGTTGTAAAAGAAGTTGTATCCCAAACTAATTCATTTGAATTTAAAGTTGGTAATGCAATATCTAGTTTTGTTATATCAAATCCAGTTGCATCAATACTTCCAAAGTTAAATAGATCATATGAATCTCCACTAGCGAAATTGTAATTATCTAATACTTCAAATGTAAAGTTTGTATTTGCTCCAAGAGTTAATAAATTTGTTACGTTTATTGCATCATAAGTAATACCTCTGGTAGTTGGTGCACCTAATTGGAATTGGAATGTTCCGTTACTTCCATTTAACTCATAAGCAGTTAGCAGACCAGGACTATTGCCAGGGGCCACAGTACCACCATTTAGAGTTAAGCCCTGCACACTACCAGAGCCACCTAATGTACCTCCTGTATTTACTAAAACATCTCCTGCACTTCCATTTACTGATAGTAAACTTCCATTGACAGTAGTGCTACCAATAACACCACCAGTATTAACTGTTGCTATGCCAGAATTAACTATAACAGTTCCAGCTGTTCCTTCTACTAATAAAGTACCACCACTAACAGTACTAGTACCTAAGAGACTACCGCCTGATTTTACATTGAGTCTACCACCAGTATTAACTGTTGATATACCAGTTCTTCCATATATATCTAATGTACTACCATTAATAGTTGTAGCGCCAGAATTTCCTCCAAAATTTACAGTAGCTGTACCAGAATTTATAACAGTCTGTCCTACAGAACCTGATACTAATAAAGTACCACCATCAACAGTAGCTTTGGAAGAAGTACCACCTGTTTTAACATCAAACGTACTTCCACTAGCAATAGTTGTCTCTCCTACTGTACCACTATTAAGTAAGCTTCCTCCTGTTAGAGTAGAGTTGCCAAGAAAACCACCACTATAAACTGTAGCGGTTCCTGCGGACATAGAAAAAGCGCTAGCAGTTCCTCTTAAATCAAAAGTACCACCACCTTGCGTTACTGTTCCTGCTGTTCCATCTACTGATGCTATAGTAGTAACACCAATAGAAAAATTACCAATAGTTCCAGTACTATCAACTATCAATCTTCCGCTATTAGCAGCTACTGTACCAGCTGTACCTTTAACTCTCAAAGTACCTCCTGACACTACAGCAGCACTAGAAGCAATAGAGCCAGCAGTATCAACAACAAATGTGCCCTCTTGTATAGTAGTTTCTCCATTGTAAGCATTGACTGCTTGCAAGGTTGCTGTTCCAGTTCCTGACTTGGTTAAACCTCTGAGTGCAGCAGCTGTGTTAAACAGTGAACCTTTGAAAATAAAATCACCTACACCACCCACAAGACTATTATCTGCTGTGGTGCCTCCAATGTCCATGGTGCCATCAAACTGTAAAGTTAGATTGGCGCTGTTGTTGAATAATCTTCTGCCACCACTGGTACCTGCAGATGCAGTGAGTATGTTTGCAGCATTAGTAAATTGTAACAATGTTGCATATCCACCATGATTGGTGAAAGTCATATTGCCACCTTGATATTGGTTCACAACATAAGTGGTAGCAGCAACAGAATTAGATCCTGCCAGATCCACAGTGCTCATGTTGGCCAGACTGCTAGACCCTTTGAAACTATTAAGAACAGATAACCCTGCAACTGAATTGACTACTAGTTTTGAAGTGCCATTTGACATGGTCACTAAACCTTGACCCACTCCAGTGCTACCATTCACAATGACTGTGCCTCCACCTGTTATTTCAAAACCACCAGCCAGTGTGTTGGTGCCATTCATTGTGACAGTACCTGCTCCTATGTGTTTAACTATACCAGCAGTAGACAAGCCTCCTTGTTTCAATTCATTGTTGAATATGAATGCGCCATCTCCTGCCAGAGTTAATGTTCTGGATGTACTAGAAGATGCAGTTGTAAGAGAAGCCACATTATTGAATACTAATGTACCACCTGTTGCTTGAAACCAAGTGTTACTGTTGTTAGCATTTTCCACTAATATGTTAAATGTTTGAATGGCAGTAGAATTATTTGTAATTCCTGCTCTAGATGATAATGTTTGTGCACCATTGAAGCTATTAATATTATATGCATTTGCATTTGCTAAGAATGTTATATTCTGAGCAGCTCTAGTAGAAGTCAATATAACAGTATTATTATTCGCTCCAAAATTACCAAACTGAATTTCATCTGTAGTAGTACTTGAACTTGTTGCAGAAGGTTGTATTCCATTAGTCCAGCTTGTTGGTGATGTCCAATTTGTTCCAGTATTGTTCCATAAAAAGACTACTGCTTGAGCATTATTAGCTATAGCTAGTATTGCTATTGTTAGTATTGTTGTTATTATTTTTTTCATATTTTATTTCTTTCTTAAAACTCTTAATCCAAGCAACAATCCACTGCCGAATAATAAAGTTGAAACTACTGATGGTTCTGGTACAGTTTGTAATACAATATTATCTACATTTATCGCACCAGAACTATAATTTAATTGAGACATTTCTAAGCCAAATTGAATTATAGAAACATCATTTGGCACAGTAACAATTAACTCTCTATATGTCCAAGTGTCTAAAGGAGTATCTTTAATCGACATTAAAACTGAAGCCCAATCATAATAGTATGAATAATCTTGATTGAAGAATTTCGCATACATAAATGCTCCAGTACTTGCTTGAATTTGATCATAACTTGAAATATAAATATCCATAGATAATTTCATTTGTTGTCCTTGTAAGTATGGAACCCATCCAGCTGGATCATAATAATCATTATAAATTATACTATTAGATGTTGTAACATTTCCAGGAGACCAATATAGTGGCCACATTTTACCAGACTTAAATCCTTCTGGAGCTACAATATATGTTCCAACTGCACCAGTTGTTGGAGCGCCATATATTTGATCGCCAGAAGTTAATACTGATGTATTAGCTGCTGGATATGCACTAAATCCATCCCATGAACCATCTTCAAAATTTTCAGTAAAAATTACTTCTGATTTTGCTAGATTTGAGCATAAAAAAACCGCAATCAATGTTGCGGTTGTGTTTTTTAGTAACCTTTTTAGTAGGTTTATTTTCATGATATTAGTTTACTCCTTCTTGTTTTCATCTAAATGTATAGACACCTCTTGATAAGTTTTGTTCATTTTATTTTTCTTTGTTTTTTGAACGTATGTCCAATCATTTAACATAAAATCCTCTATTACTATTATAGGGTAAGTTTTATTTATATACAACTTTATTTTTTCTTTGTATTGTTTTCTATCTCCGATTTGGCATACAGGAGATGTGCCCCAATTAGGGTCATACATCCATAAGTTATTATTATACTCAAAAACACAAACTGCATGACCAAGAATAGCTTCTTTGTCATCTTTATAACCAAAAGTAAAACCATAAACACTATTCCAAGAATCAGAACTACTTATTAAAAGAAGATTGCATCTAGAAGCATAAATCATTGCGTCAACAAAACAAGAGTTTGGGAGATTTGTTATTGAGTTATATTTTTTTAATTCAAAACCAATTTTTAAGCAGGAGATCCAAGATACGATTAATGCAACCCCAACAAGTAATGTTTTTGTTTTCCAATTCCAGAGTTTACTTATTTTTTTTGTAGTCTTCAAGGCAAGATTTAAATTTAGATTTATCATCACCTTTTTTTGTAGGAACACATTTTTTTAAGAACTCATTGAATTTTTCACCTTCAATGGTCATCATTTTTTTGTATTCTTCATCTTCTTCATATTCACATTCTGAAGCTTTATTTTGGCAGTATTGTTTTTGACTAAAGCCTTTTGGGTTATTACAATCTATGCTCTTTTTATATTTCATGCTCCATTTTGCCTCAATTTTCTCTAATTGTATTTCTGTCTTACCAAGTATATCGCCTTTTTTCCAAGTTGGTCCTTCATTAGTGCATTCATAAACTACTGCGTATCCCATATCTTCTGGTAAATCACGAACTTCTTTTACTATTCCTTCGCTTCCATAATGTTTACATTGAGCATTAATATTTTTAACTTTATCTCCAACTTTAAACATGGTAGATGATTCTACTTCTTCCATCTCCATTTCTTCTGGTTCTTCATTTTCTTTGTTAAACATTACGTAGTTATGAATTGTAATCATATAATCTTCTGCTAGAGCCGCCATTTGTTGTAAAAAAGGTTCTGTTAGATTTTCTCTAACCATCGGATCATTTAATTTATCTATTATATTTTTTGAATGTTGATATGTAGAATTAATTGAGCCAACTATCATTTCATAAAAATCTTCTTTATAATCTTGTAGTTCTTCTTCTGGAGATTCCATTTCTTCTGCATTAATTAATTCTGCTGTCATTAATTCATTTTGATCAAATTCTGTTTCACCATCCCATTCGTATTCTTCGTTTAAATAGTCTGCTGCTTGAGCTTTTTTAAGAGCTTCTTGACTTGGGCGATCTTTTGAACCTTCTGGAGCTGGACGATAATTTTTACCCATTCTTTTTTTCTTTTGTTGAATGTTATACCAAAGTCCTTTATTTTTAGCTTGAATATCAGCTTCTAAAGTTATTTCTTCTTCGCTATTTTGCACTGAACCACAATTAGGTTTTCCACAACTTCCAGTAATTTTACTAACTGGTTTTGCGCTCCACATTTTACAAGACCAGTAATTAGCTTTATATTTTGGGCCAGGATTATCGCAACCATGTCTTGATCTGTATGCTTTTCTTCTTTCTGGATTGTCTCTTTTTATGGACATATTTGGATCACCGAAAGTAACTTTAACAATATTGCCTTTATCGTTTTTAACATAAACTCCAAATTTCTTTTTACTACCAGAAGGAAGTCTAAATGGTTTATTGAGTGGAGCTTTGCCTTTTTTAGCTAAACTAGAAGTAAAATCAATTTCTATATTTTTCATATATTACTCTACGTAATAAAATAAAGATACTGCATCTGTTGCTGTAGACCAAATAGCTATACTTCCATCAACTTTAATTGAGCAAGGAAAATCTGCGTTACCAGCACTAATATTCATAATTACTGCTCCGCTACCATTATTTTGTCTTAAAGTTGTATTTGCGTGAGAATTTGCACCTAATAAATAAATTGTTTTTCCAGCTCCTGGTGCAGCTAGTAAAACACCAGCTGTTAATATATTTGCTATTGAAGCTTGCGCTTCAAAACCATCTTCTCTAAAATATCTTGCCATATTATTTATTACACCTTTAAACTTTATCTATATAATAAAAAAGCGAAGAAGGTTGACTACTTACTGCGTAAACAAGGGTATTTTCTTTTACTTTTATTGTAGATGGAAAGTTTGCTGATCCACTTCCAACGTGAACTATGGTTGGTCCAGAGCCAGTGCCTTCGAGATATCTTTGGGTAGCAAAACATGATGCTCCAAGAAGATATAAACTATATCCTGATCCTGGAGTATTTATAATCATTCCAGAAGTTTGACTACTAGCTACTAAAGCTTCTCCTTCGAATCCGTTTTCTCTATAATATCTTGACATAGTATGTATTACACCTTTTATTTAGTATTGTCTAATTCTTCAAACTTCTCAATAATATAAGCTAATATATCATTTCTCATAATATCTTCTCGTCCAAATTTAAATGTACAAATACCTTTTTTAAAGCTCTTATCATCATTAAAAAGATTATATATCCTGTCGAATCCGCTATTTCTAATATCTGCTTGTCTAATATCTCCAATTAATATTAATTTACTAAATTTACCCATTCTAGTAGTAATTAAAAGAAGATCATGAATACTTAAATTTTGAGCTTCGTCACATATAATATAACTCGCATTAATACTAAGTCCACGTAAAAATCCTACTGGTAATCCTTTAACTCTTTCTTGTTTTAATAGCATGTCTACTTGGTTTTTTGGTAGTAGTTCGTGCAACTTATCCATTAATGGTTGAAGATAAGGATCAAGTTTACTATGAAGATCTCCTTTAAGAAATCCAAGATTATGAGATGAACTTTCTACTGGATTACGAATATAAAATATTTCACCAATTTTTTTCTGATTTATAGCATTTAATGCTGCATATACGCTAAGTAAACTTTTTGCTGTTCCTGCTGGACCTTTACAAAATACCATTTTGGTATTCTTATCTTGAAGTAATTGAATGAACTTTTTTTGGTTATCTGTCCATTGTAATTCGCGAATATTTAAGAACCCTTCAATTTTATCTCTTTGAGGAACTGGAGTTGACTTGTCTTCTTTTTGTTTATTTTTTTTAGACATCTTACTTACTGTAAATAATTACACCCCTATTGTCTTATTTTATAATTAATTTAAATAAAATTAAAATTTTATTAAATTAAAGAAAAGCCTTCTTTAAATTTCAAATCTAAAGAAAATGAATTAACAGCTTGGCCTTCGTCAAATCTTTTAATAAAGCTCGCTCCAATTTTTGGCATAACTGCAGTATATTCTTTATTTTTAATTTTGATATTAACATGAGAGGGAAGCACTGAAATACTAGTAACTTTGCCTTTCATATTCTTTTTGATTGCTCTGGCTATTGCACAATTTTGAGGATTAGATTTTTCTCCTTCAAAAATGTTTCTTTCTGTTATGTTTATTGTTTTATTCACTTTTTATTTCCTCTACTTTATAGTCATAATTATCGCTATCTTCAGTAACCCACTTTGGGCTATTTTCAGAAGTATAAATATGACTGTTTATTTTTCTTTGCAAAACCAATTCATTTGGCTTTGTTGCGAAACTTGGATCAAAAACTTTTATTCTATTATTTGGTTGAATAGCAAAATTACCATTATCAAGTTTTATAACATGACCAGCTTTATGTTGATCTGGTTTTTGACTAAAACCAAAATTTAATTCATTATAATCACTATGAGCCCAATCAAAAGTAAACAAATAACGACCCATGTATTCTTTTCCACTTCTTCCAGTATACTTAACTATTTTATTTTCTAACAAATAAAAAGTTGTTACAGATATATGATAACTAAAACTATCCCAAAGTTCTAATTCATCTAATTGCATATCTGGTGCGTCTTCCTTAGAGCAAAACGCACTAATAGGGGCATGCCACCAAATCCCACCATCTTCCATAAGAAAATTAAAAAGAGGAACTTGACTAGGAAGACTTGTAACACCAAAAATTAAACATTTATATTTTTTATCGAAACTATCCTCTTGATTTCTCAAATAGTTTCCTCGAACATAACATTCGATGGGCGGAATGTTTGCGTTAAGATAAGCCATCACTAAAAATTACACTATATTATATATAAACTGTCCAGATACTATTAAACTCTTCCTGTGTTAGATTATACAATTTACCATTTTGAGGTTCTATAAAAGCTGGATAAAAATTATTAGTTCCATCATCATTTTTACCATTATCTATGTAGACTATATTGATTGCATGCCCGCCTTTGAGTCCATCTTCTGCTCTGCTGTTTGCATTATAAAAAATAACACCTATAGCTATTCCATTTGCTGTGCTTTCAATAATTTCCTGATAATATCCACAAGCAAAGAGTTTAAAAGCGTCTGCAAAGTTATCGCAATCCCATTTATGAACCCATCTTGTTAATTTTAATGATTTTAACCACTGCCAATATTTTGGAAATAATTCATCTTTTACCATATCAATCGTTGGACAAAAGTAATCTTTATCTGAAATAACAAAATTTCTAGGTATCTTATCGTTTTTTTGAAAAGGTATTAAAAGATCTTGATTAGATATTATCATTTACTTTTCCAATTATTTCCAACTCCTAAACCATTTTGAATAGGCGGAGCAGAAATATAAACTTTGGGCGCTGGTAAATTTGCGCTATTTGTTTTTTTATCAAGTACTGTTTCTTCTATAACGACTGGCGCTATTGATTTATTAGTTTTATTTTTATGACTTAAGAAGTAGAATAGAGATCCAAGGATAGCTATTAATGATATTGTTTTTAAATTTATTTTCATATTTATAAAAATTACACTTGATATTTATGGAGCAAAAAAGTGACAACCTGGCGCAGACCAACTGCGGGCTGGATTATTTGAATTATAATCTGCACTTATTATATTTCCAACATTTTCTCCTAATGAATTATAAAGGTTAACAGGATTTTTAAATGTAATTTCTGTTTTATATGTTTCAAAAGCTCTATATATTGTTCCCTCTATACAAGTACTAAATGGCACACAAGCCAGGCTGCAACTTATATCAAATACACAATCAAAACATGCTTCTGGACTAGAACACTGCGTTTCAATTATGGGATCACCGTTTACACATGAAGAAGGACCAGTAGTGGTTATTGGACAATAATCACAGTCTTCATAATTTGAAATAGATGTTGTGGTAGCGCCATTATATGAATAATAATTATTTAGAAAATATACGCTGTCTCTCTGCTCTAGTCTGCTACCATTCTTTTCACAAGGAATTTCTTTAGAAGTGTCATATGTTGAAGTATAATTTTCATACCCACCAAGATTTCCATCACCAAAATTTCCATAAAATAAATAACTTGAAGATGCAGTTGCTGTGTATATATAATCTTTAAAAAAACTAGATCCATCAAAATAAGCTGATGATAAGCATTCGCTAGTATCCCCACAATCTTCGCAACATTCTACGCAGTTTCCAGCTGCTGCATTACAAGGAGGTAAATCTGCACAGTTCAAACAGCAGTACGCTTCTTTGGGGGTCATAAAAATTATTACACGAAAAGTTATGGTGCAAAGAAATGACAAGGTGGAGCATTCCATGTTTCTGTTGGGGTGCATGGATTGTAGGTCGCTCCTATAGGATTTCCGACATTTTGTCCAAATTTATTATAAAGATTTAATGGCTCAAAAAATTCTATTTTTGAATAAAATTCAATATAAGCCTTCTTCCGTTCGCTTTCGCAGGGGACGCTGAATGGCGCGAATGGTATGCAAGCAGGGTTGTCATCACATGTTCCAGGATAATCAATAACACAAATTTGATTATAACAATCATCTGTACTTCTACAAGCTATTGTTCCTGTTTTATCTAGAAAATCTGGGAATTGAGGAAAACATTGAATTGCAGGCACAGGATCCTCACCTGTGTATAACGCAGCCCCAAGATAACATTGAGAAGGAATAGTAGTAGTCGCTGGACAATCTTCGCAATCTTCGTAGTCTTCAATAGTTGTAGTCTCCTCGCAATTGTATCGAACATTTTCCTTGCTCCAATATGCTTCTTCATCGAGAGTCTGCCTCCAACCTTCTTTACAACAGGGTGAACAAACTCTTGTGTCATATTTTGAAGTATAGTATCCGTTATTTGAAAAATAGTGCAAAAAGTTTTGATCATCATAATTAAATAAAGTATCATCATATTGTTGTGCTTCGAAGTAAAAATGCTTATAAAAATTACCGTCATAAAAATAAGCTGATGATGAGCATTCGCTAGTATTTTTACAATCTTCGCAACATTCTACGCAGTCCCCAGCAGCTACGCTACAAGGCGATAAACTTGGGCTACAAGGTGGTAAATCTGCTGTGCAATTTAAACAACAATATGCTTCTTTGGGGGTCATATATTTATGGATGAAAGAAATGGCAACCTGGAGCTGATGCAGTTCTTATGGGGCTACATGGATTATATGGTGTACCAGGAGTAGGATCTGCAACAATTTCTCCTTTGTTATTGTAAGTTTTTAGTGGTTGTATAAAATCAACTGTTGATGTAATATATATGTTATCATTGGGGTCTGTGCGATATGGTAGACCACATTCATAGTCTTTTGCATCCTTTGTTGGACTTGGAAAAGTAGGTATTGCTTCTATACCATTTTCATTAGATTGATTTGGACCACACTGTTGCCATATATCAACTGTACCAGATCTTCCGTTATAGGTTTTCGTTCTATTTGTAGAGGAATTATCATACTCATATTCGTATCCGTTAATATCAATTTCACAATAATAATTTAATTCTATGTAAGAGTCGAACCCAAAAATTTCGTATTCGTCTGGATATTCACTGTCCAATAACCCAGTCCAAGCTGCGTTCGTTTGATATACATATGAATAAGGCGGGTTACTTTCCCTGCTTCCAGCTGGGCATGTTCCAAAGCAATAGTAAGAACTTATTGTATAAGTTACACGATATTTTTTATAAATTTTATCATCTTTACCAAAATAAGCTGTTGACCGACACATGCTAGTGTCTCCACAATCTTCGCAACATTCTACGCAATTACCAGCTGCTGCCTTACAAGGAGGCAGGTTAGTACAATTTAAACAACAGTATGCTTGCTTTTGAGTCAATCCTTCCTTTTCATCCATATGATTTATTACACACAAGAATATATATTTAAAAGACTTTATAACAAAAATAGCCCAGCGGAAATTTTGACCTCTAGAGATATTTCTTTTTATTGATTTTTTATAAATTTTAAGAAAAGGGGTAGGGGTATATATAGATAAGATAACATATAGTTTATATATATTTAAATAAAAGGATAAATAGATAATAGTTATAAATAATGTGGAGATTGAAGATAGTACCCCCGCGAGTTAATTTGAAATTAGGATTGGTTAATCTTTTCAAAAATGGGGTACCCATATAAGAAATCAAAACGAAGATGATCCTCGCCCCACTTTATCTTAAAGAAATAAATAGAATAAAATAGGGGTAGGGCATATAGATATCTGTAAGTTGTTGACTATCAATGAAATTTAAATGATAAAAATCCCTTGCACTATTCCTATTCTATGATAGATTACCTATATGAAGAAATTAAGCAAATATGAACAACTGATCGCAAACCTCAACAAGGCCAGCAAAGACCTAAAGGATGCCTCTACCAAGGCCATCGCAACCCTTGACGCTCACGCTGAGAAGGTGGAAGCTATCCATCAGGAAGCGATGACGAAATGAATCAATCTACCCTAATCTTTATCCTTACCATTGGAAGCATCCTCGTCGGCATCTATGGTATGGCAACATCTAAAAAATAATAGTTGACGAAACATAAACAGAAAGGCAATATACAACCTATGAAACAAAACCTCAAAATCAGTTACCAAACCTTCGGCGAAAACAATGCT